CCTCTATAAATTGCAACCAATCCTGTTTTACCAGCAGTTGATGTGCTGAAAGAACACTGAATACCAACTAAAAGCTTACTACCTGTAGCTGTAGGTGTAATAGTTAAAGCCACATCACCAGAACCACCAGCTTCCGTACTGCTCTTAAAGGTGCTAGAAGTTTGGTTAGCGTTACCATTTGTTATTACGCCTGTTATTGCTTGTTTAACACCGCCGCTATTCATAGAATTATCAGCAGCCTTTGCACCTAATGCCCAGATACGAGATACCCTAGCACCCTCGTCACCTGATATAATCATAATAGAAAGATGAGGCGTTCCGTTGTGCCAAGTCCACCCAGCACCTTCAAACTCGTACTTTGTGCCAGCACCATCATCTTGTGCTTCTGTCAAGCCAACTTCAAAGTCGTCGTAATATTGTACTAAGGCTCCGCCCACAGTGTGTACGTATACGTTTAGTGTAGAAGCTGTGTCACTGTCAGTGGGGTCTACGTTCCCGGTAAAAGTATATACGTATGCGCCGTCACAAGCGATGCCCTGTAAAGGCCGCTCGACTGAGTTAAATCCAATAGTGAACGAGTATTCTTGCGCCGTGCTAACGTCGGTTCCACCGTCCATCACGTCTTGTAGGTTAAAAACTTTTATTAGTTTTGTGAAAGACCCACTATACTCGGTTACCAGATAACGCCCATCGAGTGAAACCGAACAAGTACACTGACCGCCAGATCCGTTTGAAACTTCCGCATCGGTGTATACTTGATACATCTCAAAGTTTGTCAAAGCTAGTGAAGTGCCTGCACCGTCGGCTATTTTAAAGCGTTTAATATACTTAGCCTGTCCTGATTGAGTTGGCGGCGCTGAAGTCCAAAACCAACGGTTTCCGTCTTTGTCCCAGCTTACGTCTAACTGCTGCGTGCCTAGTGATTGGCTTGGTATGCTATTCCATTTTGAGGCTGTTTGCGATACATCACCTGTTGAATCAAATTTATTAACTACAAGACTATTAGAAGTTTTGTGACTTGTGAAAAGCTCGCCAGTATAAGGATCAACGGTAAAGCCTTGAGTAACATTAGTTAAGCCTGTACCCTCTCGAGTCAAGTTGTATTTTTCAAGGGCAGCTCCGGGCACGTTTAGTACCTTTAGAGCTGTATGGCTTGCTGGAGGGACAATTACATTGTTTGCTATATCGCGTGCCTTCGTCATATTAGTCACCACCTTGCGTAGCAACAAAAGCAGCTACCACGTCGGGGGTGTGGACAGCGGCACAAATGGCCTGCACTTGCGGGGACTCTTCAGAATAATCCTGACCAGCTACGATTACTTTTCTGCTGAAGCTTCTACTAAGCTCTAAACCATCGTCTTTAATTACGGTAGCGGTTCTAACCTGTACGGCTTTAAACTCACCAACAATTTCAATCTTATCTTCTACTAATTCTTTTGTTAAACTCATTTTATTTTCCTATTGTTAAATTAAAAAGTCCACCCCCTCCATCCGAAGGGGGCATAATTTATTTCTTAGCTGTTCGTCCAATACATCGCACTAAAGGCTACGTCGTTTCCGGTAACCGTACCTGACGTCATTAAGGCAATACCAAAAGTAGTTTGAATAGCCGTTGGGTCTGTATGCTTTATCAGTTGGATGTGAGTGCTGTTGTTTAACACCTGACCAGTAATGGGCATATAGCCATCAAAAAGGTGTGCTCTACCAATAATACAATTGCCCGATGCCTGTGTACCTATCGAGGCAGTACCAAAAGGTAGATTACCTATGCGCATGGAACCTGTGGCCGTTCCAGCATTAAACGCTGTGGTTTTAATACGACCATGGACAAACACTTGATTACCTATTTTAGTATAATGCCCTCTAGTATCGGAGGCATAAGAAATAGCTCCTAACCCATCACCAGTAGCGGTTGTATACGTAGGAGTCCACGTACCCTCTTCATAGTCATCCAACTTAGTATTGGTTACATTTGTTGTGGAGTTACCAAAATCAACACCTTCAGAAATGTAAAGGGTTTTAAACTGGCTACCCGCAGCTCCTAAGTCACAAGCATCATCGTTAGAATTAAAACCATTTCTAGTAGGTTTAACAGCAGCACCTGAAACACGTATACCACCATCTGCAATATTTGTGAGGTAGGCGTTATTACCGTCATGCCCAACATAAACCACATTAGTGCTATCAACCTTGCCTTGAAATAAAGGGCCACTAGAGTTTACACGGTTGGCTGCTAAAGGGGGGTTTGAGCTTCTTGTTGCTAATATAGACCCGGTTACGGTTGTATTACCGCCTACTTCTAGTTCACCCGTAAACTTACCATCACCATCAACATCTAAAGTTGCTACAGGGTTGTCATTCTTATTAACACCTAAGCGACCAGAAGATACATCTAGGAATAATCCTTTAGTTCCGTCAGGTTTAAATACTTTGAAATCACCAGCATTTGAAAGAGCTAAACGCTCTACACCATTTCCGTTGCCATCTTTAGTTATAAAAGAAATACTACCAAATGCGTTTCCAGAGCCTGTAGACCGTAAGATTAATTCCTGAGCATTTTGTAAAACTTCACCAGTACCAGAACCATCATTATCTTGTAGACTAATAGTGGGGGTTGTGTCGTCCAAGACTAAATCAGAAGCGTACAGTGTACCACTTGCTTTAATGTTACCGGTTACGTCAAGGCTTTCTTGGGGGGAGGCGTTATCTATACCGACGTTATTCGTCGCACCATCTGCAAAAATCAAATGAGTCTTCTGGTTACTCTCAACTCTAAAATCTACGTCAGCACTGCCTTCATTTAAAACAGTTTCCCACTGAGTAGTTCCATCTACAGGTTTAGAAGAAAGGAAGTTTTGCATAGTGCCTGCACGGCGTCCTTTTAAAGTTACCGAAGCTCCTTCGGAACCATCCAATGAATTTTCACACGTTGAAAGAAGCTGAGTAAAGTTCTTAGTAGTTACAATATTATTTTGTGCGTCTGTGGTATTACCAGAAAAACTTACAACACCTATAATATCACCTGCGCTTGGTGAAGCAGAGTTACGCCTTAATAATAAATTTGGGCCACTGTTTGCATCATCGTCAGTGCTTTGCAACTCTACGTTAGTGAAGTTATTGTCGTTTAAGAATACGGCTTTATTTGTAAAAGTTTTTACACCAGCTACTGATTGATTACCTGTTACTTTAACAGTGCTTGCAAGAGTGGTTGTTGCTTCCCCAGCTTTAGTTGTTGCTATACCTGCTTGAGTTGTTGCTGTTGCTGCACTAGCTGCTGCCTCTTGGGCTTTGGTAGTAGCTGTAGAAGCATTTGCTGAAGCACCTTGTACGGCTGTGATGTCGGTTGCCACCGTCGTAACATCTGAGACATTATCTGCTACAGTGATAACTTTTTGCTTGTAACTAGATTCACCTACAGTTGTGATGCTGGTTTTATATGCGTTTTGGGAAACAACACCTAGCTCAGTGCTCAATCCAGATACAGTTGTAACTTCGTTTTCAATACCTGCAACTACGTTAATAGTGCTGGTAGATCCATTAGCGAGGTTAGTGGCGAGTGCCTGTACCGCTGAATTATCACGAGCTGCTTCTGCTGCATTCTTTGCCACAACCGCTGCGTCTTTAGCCGTAATTGCTGCTGTCTTCTCTGCTGCTGCTAAAGGAACTTGTTCTGCTGCTGTGACTGCGGAGGCTGCTGCTTCCCCAGCTTTAGTTGTTGCTATACCTGCTTGAGTTGATGCAGTGCTTGCACTAACTACTGCCTCTGCTGCACTTGTTATTGCTTGTGCTTCCGACGCTGCAATAGCCGTACTAAAGGAACCTGAGTGCGTGATAATTTCCAGCACGTCAGTTGCTTGAGATAAGTCTTCAAAATACACTCTATTAGTGGAGGCATCGTGGAAGTAATCACCGCCGTTAGTCGTGCCAACAGTTGGGAGGCTTGTTGTAGAAAGCAGGCGTACACCGTTTAGATAAACTTCAGCTTTATCATTGAAAGCTGTATCGATGATGTAAGATCTGTTATTGTAGTAAGCTGATGTACCTGCGTCACTGACCGCTATAAATCCACTGCCTCCAGCATTTCTATATTGTTTCTTTACGCTTACCGGAACTGTGAGTTCCCAGCCGGTTCCATTATAAACCTTTAGGACGTTTGGAGAACTTGCAGTGTCGTACCACAAAGTACCAGCTACAGTTGACTCAGGGGCTGCGCCTTGAGCGTAATAAAATGTACCCGCTGCAAGGTTTGTCTCCCCGGCTGTGTCTAAAGCTTCTTGAGCTACGTAGAATAACTGGTTAGCATCTTGGTCTAAAGCGTCGGCTGTTAAAAGAGACGCATCGTTGTAATCGTTTAGGCGTGCGCCTTGGCTTGAGTTACGAGTGATACGTATGATGGAACCGGTTGCTGGGAGGTAGGCATTGTTAAAAGTTATAGAAGTGCCCACTAAATTATAAGCTGCACCACTTTGTGTTTGACCATCAACACTAACAACCAAATCGGTTGCCCCCCTACCCGGTAGGTAGGAAGGAGTGGTGAAGGCAGTGCTTGAAGATACATTACCTGCCGTATATTCTTGATATGAGTTTGCCATTAAATTTTCCTGTGTTTAATTTATTAAAGGGTTGTTGCCACGGTTTGTGGACTTACCTATACTAAGTTGATCTTCAAAGAAGTTCTGATCTTGGACTTGGTTCCACAATTGTTTATTCTGTAGAATCACTGCGTCCAATGCTCTTTTACGTGCATCAGAGATTAGCTTTTTAGTTTCTGTCACTCTTACTCCATGTGTGGAGGTATTGAGTGGGCTTCCTAAAGGTAGCTGTGTGGCATCAGCATAGAAAACGATGTTACTAATTAATACGCCGTTATCATCTGCCATCTCTAACATCATTGCGTCGAATAAAGACATTTCCCGATCATTGTATTGAACCTGAATAGTTCTTAAATCTTTACCGGGGAATTGGCTGTCCTTAATCTTCTGACGTGTAAGATTACCAAAGCCTTGCGCTTCTAACTCTGCTAGAAAATCGTTAGCCTTCATATGGTCATCACTACGTCCTTGTTTGAGATCATCTGCGTAAGCTGCACCGAACCCAGTTACCTGAGTGTAGGCTGCTTCTCTTTGCATGATGTGTCCAAAAGTATCATAACGTCTTGGGAGTCCTGCCCAATTAGGGTCAATCATCGCGTGAAACTTTTGATACTTAGTTTTAGGCTGCACAATTTCATCAGCACCCATCGCTTCTTGCGTCTTCTTAATAGTGCTAGGAATAACGGCTAGTAGTTTCTTCACAACAAAATCAGAAAGAACGTCAAATGCTTTCTCTTGATCCTGATCAGTCTCTGACAAATAGCCAGTTGCTTTCACACCTGTACTAATTGCATCTGTAATGCCCTGTGTCATAGCTGAGTCACGTATAGCTGAAATAGCTGTAGCAAAAGCAATACCAATCCCTGATGAAACTTCGTCAGGTAATAAACCATCATCTTTAATACCATCCATGTTAATCTTTTCTTGATGATCTAAGTAACCTTGAAGAACATTAGTAACGATTGTAGCTGGAATGCGTAATGGTTCCCAACGAGCGAATGACACTTCCTTTCCTCCGTCAAAGAAGAAGGGATCCTTAATAGTGAGAGGACGCATAGTAGATGTGTTCTTCTCGCCAGTCATCGTGTAGTCAGTGTTAGCACTTCCTGAGATTTGCCCTTGAGCAAACTTTGTCATTACATAAGTCATCCAAGCATACGCAACTGCTGCTTCCGTTTTAGCTCGCGCCTGACGACCGGGGCCATTAACACCACCTAAGTCATTCTTGAACTGTGGAAGAAGGGAGTTGATGCCCGGAGTCAAACGTAAAGACTCGTTAAACAACCATGCGGGTGTTCTAAAGAAGTAGTTACCAGTGATCTTAGCCCATGCGTTTGCTTTTGCAAAGTCCTCATAGACTGCGGCACCGTGTTCTACTTTACCTGTGAAGCCCTTACCTCCTTTTTTGAAATCCTTTTTATAAAGTAAGGTCTGTACTGCTAATAAAGCCTCATCCCCCATGGCATCCATAGAGTCGGCTTCCGCCATTAAGGCTTTGGCGGCGGCTTTGCTTTCAAGCGTTCCCTCCTTGAACAACTGTTCGGCTGTTTCACGTATTTCTTTAGAACCGGCTCCATCACCTAGAGATTTAAAAGCACCCTTTCCTAGTCTGTCAATTTCACCTTGTACGTAATCTTCTAACTTCTTACCAGTGTATCCACGTCTAGTACCTGTCTCAAAGATAGGCTTAAGTTTCTTTTCCGTAATGTGGAAGTCATACCCTTTGTTAATTTCTTTTTGAATGTTGCTATCAATAAAGTCTGTTAAACCTTTCCCTTTCAACCCGTTCTTTGTACCAATGTCGGCTAACTGGTCAAAAGCATTTGCAGTTAATACAGACACTGCGGCAATCTCTTGGTTAAACGCATCAGACGAACCTACAAGTCTCGGGAAGAAACGCATAAACTGCGCTGCTCTTGCTGAACCTAATACTTTATCTACCTTCACACCACCCTCAAGGAATCTTGTGGGATCTCGTGTTAGGAATGTTTGTTCATGCGCTGCTGCTGCTCTAGCTGATACCATTGCAGCTTTCATCGACCCAGCCATCTGAGAGTAAACCCGGAGGTTCTTCTGCCATGTTAGTTTCTTTAGTGGATCAGAGAATGTTGCATCAAGTAGCGGATAGAAGTGTGTCTTCATTAAAGGCCACACAGTGTTAAACACAATCGTCGATGTACTAAATACACCGGAGATAGACCACTCAAGAATCTGTTCATCCAATTGAGATTTCTTACTTGGCATAAATGTTCTTTCAATATCAAGCTCAACCATCTCTTCGTTCAAGCGTTGGAACTCAGGGTCAGCTTCACGAGCTGTACGTAGCTTGCTGGCTTCCTCAAAGTCACCCTTCTTAAGAGCCTCATCGATACCTACGTTGTGCTCTGAGTGTATCTTCTGAAGTTGGCTGTTGTAGTATTTCCCTTTAGCTGTTTTCACTTCAGCGTCCGTCATTTCCTCACCAATTTCTTTTCGGTAAGTCATAAACTGCTTAATAGCTTCGAGGTTTCTACCTGAGTACGCATTAGCGTGCTGACGTATTTCACCCATGCGATCTAAGTCGATGTTTGTTTTAATTAAGGCATCTTCCAGAACACGTTTTTCGCTGTCGATTAAATCCTTCTTTGCCAGCATACCAACAACACGATCCAACTCAAATCCCATCAACTCGTCAGCAGCGTTAATCTGCTTAAGAACTTCTTCAAACTCTTTGGGGGTGTATTGGTTCTCTTCAAAGTCTGTAAGAATCTTTTGTACTGCATCCTTATCATTCTTCACTGTGTCAAAGATGTTATGTGCGTGTTTAAATACACTAGGTGCAAGTTTAGCTTTAGGTGGACGAGGATCGCTCGTGTCCTTTGGCTTTGCTTTGCTCTTTGGTTTAGCTTTTGGTTTTAACTTACCACCATAACCAACCTTAAAATTAACCTCACCTTTCTTAGCGGCAGCATTAATCGCAGGCCGAATGGCAGCAGCTAATGTGTCAATATCTTTTACACCAGCCTTCGTTAAGAAATCCATATACAGGTGGTGGTTCTTACTTGGACGTTTGGTGTTGCCAACAATGTACAAAGCTCTCGCGATGTCATTTTCAAACTCTAAGTCAACCTTTGTTGTGCCGTAGTTGTAAGTAGGTTTAGCACCTTTAAGATTATTAGGTAGTGTTGGAATAACTGGGACTTCTTCATCAACAGCTTTGGCTGCATCGGTTGTGCCATTTACTAATTTGTCAATGTCGCCTGAAGGGGCTTCATCATTAACAGCTTTAGTAATAACACCTGCTTCAGCTTGTGCAGTTTGTAGCTTTCTTTCTGCTATAATCTGTGCTTGGATTTTTGCTTGGTCTTCCTTAGCAATTCTTTCTGCTGCTTCCTTACCAAACTTCTTTGAGGCAATCTTTGAGATGCCTAAGTCTAGCGCCGTACCAAGGATAGCTCCCCCGGCAAGACCTATACCACCAATCATAAGTGTTTGGGCTGTGTTGTATTCTTCTTGAGCGCCTGCATCCATACGCACACGCTGTGTGGTAGCGTCCATTGCTACGCCGTGAATCATTCCCTCTGTACCAGCTAAAGCGCCTGCACGTTTGGCAGATGTATTAAGACCTGCTTTTGCTGATGCCTTTGCTGCTTCCTTAGAACCCTTAGCGAGTGACGCTTGGATAAGCTCTTTAACACCTTGCTTACCCACAAACTTAGCGGCTGTACCAGCGACTGTTGCAGTACCAAGTGTTAGTAGTCCTGCCCAGTTAGTAATATCAGTCATCATCTCCCAGCCAGCTTGTCCTGCTGTGTGCCAAGAGGTGTCAACATTGTCATACTGATCGAGCATATAGACAAAAGACTCTTTCATCTTTTGGTCAGACTTCATAACTCGTGTAGCGTCGATAGTCATGTCACCGATGTTGAAATTAAAGCCAGCCATTTGTTTCAGGCCATAATCTGCAAGCTTCTCACGGTATGAAGAACCATCGTAACCTTCTAACTTGTCGTCCCCCTTTTGAGGGACGTAGCCGTATGTCATTTCAAAGAAGTTCTGTGAACCACGTACCCAGTCGTCGTTAGAATATAGGTCACGATGATTCACATCTTGTTTAACTTCACCGAACGGTGTGTAGCCGTTTTGCATAATGGCAGGTTGTTCTTCTTCCTTAAAGAAGTCGTCTAAGTCAGCCTGAGTAAACTGTCCTGATTCAACCGGCTTCACTTTTTTCTTTTCGTCTTCCTCTTCAAAGAAAGCGTTTAAATCATTTTGATTAAAATCTGCCATTAATGGCTCCTATACATTCGGTTAATCTTCTTTGTACCAATCAGTACGTTTAAGTTGTTCTAGCCATGGTATTGGATCCTTAGTACCTTCGCCTTGAATTACAGATCTATTCTTTAAAGTTCCTTTAAGAAATTGATCCATTTTCATAACATTTTTAGGATCTGCTAATACTTCTTCTATATCCTTTTCGTAAACAGCCTGTAAGCTTGTATCAAAGGTCTTGTTGTAGAAACCATTCAGTAAAGTAACAAACTCATTAGCTTTAGTATTGATAAACCTGTCCATTAGAACTTTGCGAGTTCCCTCATCTAAGCTCCCAAACTTTGATCGATCCATACCGGCTGTGCTGCGGAATCCGTCGCCATATTCATAGTTAGCAACGCTAAAGAGCATATCTTCTAAGTCCTCGTCTGACATATCGACTGTGGCTCTAACTTCATCATAGTCACCCTGTACTTCTTCCGTAGACGCTGGCACAGGATAACCTCTGTCCGTCCACATCTTAACCATCTCGGGCTTGTTTTTAATCTTCTCCCAAGTTCCCTTCTGCACGTCGTTTAGTAAGTCATAGCCTTCTTGATTAGAAGGAGTAACTACAGGATCTCCGTCAACCTGTGCGTTGTCTTCGGAAACGTCAGAGCTGGTCACTGTATCGACAACATTGCCATCTAAGTCCACTTCACCGTCTGTAGATTTATTAGTGAGGCGACCATTAACTTCAGCTAAGAAAGCTTTGTGTGTTTGTTTACGCACTTCTTTTCTCTCGCCGGTTGTTAGAGGGTTAGCCCAACCTTTATCTTTCTTTGCGTTGTAATAATTAGTTTCATACTCATCGCTATACCATTCCTGCATATCTGTAGTGAAGGAGCCTTGAAGAGGTTCCGGGACTTGTATAAGGCTGTTTTTAATTACAACATCCGCCATCTGCATCGGAGTACCTGAGAGATGTTTAGAAATATCAAAACCTACAAGCTGTTCATCTACGCCCTCCATGAGTCTGGTGGCGTCGGCTTGGTTGAAGTTAGGATTAAATTCAATAAAATCTACAAGAGATTGTTTGTCTACTGGGACTGTGTTTCCATTAACTAATACTTCATTACCATCAGCGTCTAGCAATACGTCGCTTTTCATTGCGATAGACATTTCAATTTGATCTTCAAACAACTGTACATTCTTTGATGAGCTAGTTTGTTGAATGTTTGTACGCTTCTCTGCTGCAATAACTGCATCTAGTTCAATACCAGTGGATGCATTATCTCTAGTGAGACTACCATCATAAGCGGCGGTGTTAGCGTTACGGACGTCTGTGTAATACTGTGAGTTGGCATCAGATCTCTCTTGTCGAACTTCCTGTTCACGTTTTTCTTTAATATCTAAGCGAGCTTTGTTGAAGAGCCAAACTGTTTTATCATCTTGATATTCAACCGGGATATTCTCAGGAGCTAGTAAGTAATGGTTTCCTGATTCCTGTGCTGCTAATATAATCTGCTCACGGAAAAGATCTTTACGAACTGAAGCTGGGACTGTAACACCATCAACCACACCTAAACTTTTAAAGAGGGGTTCAAGTTGAATGTAAGTGTTCTGCGCCGATACGTTCATGTCTCTATCGGTAGATATTTCACCTGTGAGTGCTTGGTTATTTAAAAGGTCTTCGCCTACTGCTGCAATCTTTTTAGAGACATCAAATTTAATTGAATCGTGGAGCTGCTTTTGTCCCTCTGCGGCTTGGGCTTGAATAACACCGTTGTTAATCTTGGCCAGCCCTTTGTTCCAAGCTGTGTCATAAGCTAATTTTTCGTGTGCATCCATACCCGTTAGGATTTCTTTAGATGTCGCAAAAGTCTCTAAGTGTGCTGCCATAGCTTCAGGACTTAATCGCATATCATCAGTGATGCCAGCGGCTGCTTCGTTTATAGCGCGTGCTCCGTTAGCTTCACCAACTTGTGAACGAACCCTAACTTGGAACCTTACAGGTAAGTTTGCGAAAGTTTCAGTGTCATAAGGCTTGTTACCAAGACGAGATTCTTCTATTGAGTAAGCTGTGATGTTAGCCAAATCATCTTTGATAACCTGTACTTCTTGTTCTCTTATTTTAGCTTTAGCGTTTACAAAATCACTACCCATTCCTGCAAGAGCTTGAATGGCTTGGGCTGTTTGCGCTTTACCGCTACGTGCTAGTTTCTGTTGAGCTGTTTCAGACTGTACAAATGTATCAACCTGCTGTGCTCGTTTCTCGTAACCTTTCTGCTGTACAGCCTCACCGAAGTTAACTGTTTCTGCTAATGATTTGCTCATATTGTGCCCCCGGCTTTTGGTATGCCTCCGGCTTTGTTTGCTTTAATACTCGATATTGAGCCGGCAGTGGATACACCAGTGCTTACACCTCCGGCTACTGCACCTAGTGCTGTACCCATACCAACACCACCGCCTTGCGATACGGAGTTGATACGAGAGGTATAGTTAGAGTTAGCGCCACGACGTGACTCACCCATCTGTGCAACCTCTCTTCCGAGGTTCTGAGTAACCATAGTGTTTGCTTCTAAGCCTTGGCGTACAATGTTCTCTTGCGCTGCTAAGGTACTTTGACCAAGTGCTCCAGACTCACCCCCGGCTACCACTGCTCGTGATACTAGGGCTTTTGTTTGTAAGTCGTTTGCTAGTTGTTCTGTTGCCGCTGCTTCTTGAGCCTGCGACTGTTGTAAATTAATTTGTCTATCGGCATCCCTTTTAGCTTCTGTGGATGCTCGAACATTCTCAGCGTAAGCTTCGTCTTGAGCGTCACTTGCTGCCTGAGCTTGCATAACCCCGGCGGCGGCGCTCATTATGCCTAGTGTAATCGATACTGGTTCACACATCTTTTATCCTCACGAATTGGTAGAAGGGTTTTTGCCCTACTCCGTAATCTAATAGTTTTATAAACTTAAATCCAAGAGACTTAAGCCATTTCATCGACACCGTATTATCGGCGTCCACGTAGTTAAGCAGTAGTGAGTATTGGTCTACTTTCTCCTCCACCCACTTAGCTGCCACAGGGAGCATTACCCTTTTTGTTTCTGTTAGCTTATCTGTTCCAAGTAACCACGGACTTGCGAAATGACCACAATAGGACACACCAAACATACCCACTACGTCACCATCTTCGTGTATGATAGTGAAGCACTCTACAGACTTATCGTAGCTCTCCCACAGCGCATCAAAAGGTTCTTTGCCACTGCTTGCCATGATTTCATTAGCATCCTGCTTACGTAGATTAGGGGCCATCTCACGGCAGTCTTCAAAGGTACTGGGTCTGTAATGGTGTGTCATATTTTATAATCTCTGGTTTCTTAGATTGACGAAGCCTTCCCACTCAACACTCTGGAAGAGCGATGGTAGATGGGTATCGTTTGTTAAGGTTATTTTAGTGTTTTTAGCTTGGGACTGTACGCCAACTTTAAATCCACCTGTGTCTACAATAGGAGCGAGACCGAGGATGTTATTAGCTTGTCCTAAGATACGCCCGGTAAACTTGGTTGTCTTAGTATCTCTACCCAAGTTCTCTACAGTAACCGTGAAGGTCGCTGTGTCGTTGTAGTTAAAGTTCATGTTTCTTAGTTGGAATCGAGCCATCTCTGTTGAGTCACCTTTGACAGGTTTAAACACTTGCTCAGAGAGCTGATATTTAAACGTGTAAGGTTCGCCAGCGAATACATAGTTAAGTATGGTGCTACCGTTTTCAACGTGGCTAAGATTTAGATAATCAGATACCTTAGTTAACTCTGCGGTACTATTCCCGGTTGCAATAATCGCTCCTGCATGGTTTGTAAAAACTGTTGTAGAGGAGAGAGGAGGATACAAGGAAGTCACTAATCCCGGTGACATTGGGTAAGCACTGCTAGTTTTCTGAAGAAGCATCCTAGAGTCAAGAAGAGCATCTAAGCGTGTTGCTGTGGCTGTCGCACTACCAACGGTGTACGTGATAACTGTAGGATCGTCCCTTAGTAATAACTTCTGGTAAGATCCATCGTTAAACGTAAAGTAAGCTGTGGCGTTGTTAAAGGAGACATCTATAATATCTTTCTTAAATGTCCACTTAGACCAAGCACTTTGTAGGCGCTCTTGCCCGGAGTCGTACCACTTATATACGTAACATTCTTTCTTGTTTGTTTCTGTAAGCGCAATCAAAATATCTTCGTTAGAAGAAGAGGTTAGTTTTCTAATAACACCCCTAAGATACTTAGGTACGTGTGCGGTTATAGAAGAAGCCTTTTTCAATTCAGTATCGCCGTCCGTATAGAACTCACGTAAGCCTGAGAAGTCTCCGCTTTTTGTAGCAAAGAAAACACTGTTACCTGCACCCACGGGGGTGGCTGTTAGATCGCACTCATACTTGGTGCTTTGATCGATGGTAACTTCAGATGGTGTGAGTAACTGTGAGGCAGATAAAGTGAACTGGTTTAACTCAGAGAATAACAATAGGTTATCCTGAATAGGTACAGCAGCCTTAAGCTCGGATACTTCGTTCTGTGACACGGCTACGTCGATTGGATCAGCGTCCAGCAGTGTGCGTACAGTTGTTCTAAAGAAATTATAATAACTACTAGCTTCACTAAAGATTACATTTTCATCCGAAAGGACACCTAAGCGGTTCCTGTGGAAGAAGACGTCACTAATAGTGTTGCCCACAAAACTTGGAGCTGGGTTTGTTGCATCATCACCTGCTTTGCGGGAATCCCAAGTACCTTGTCCAAAGCTAAATTGTAGTTGAGAACCTTGACGTATTTGGTGGGGCATTGTCGCTAGGTTGTAATAATTTTGAAGTCCACCTTTTACAGTTTCCTTCCAGTAACCACTGCCACCTGCTCCTCTAAAGATAACATGAAAATCATCTTCTTTTTTGTTGTTGTCGCCAATTACACCTATTCTATAACCATCAATACATTGGTTAGGTAGATCGGTGAATGACTTCGCGTTGTCTTTAAACGCCCGGAGGTTTGTACCACCGTCGTCGTCCGTTGCCGTAAGAGTGAAGTCGTCGAAGTCGCCACCCGTAACAGCGTTAACTACAAAGTAGGGTTCGCTAGAATAACTAAGTGGTTGTATGGTTACATCGAGGTCACCTACAGACTCTACTTTCAAAAGGCTTATGGCAGGCCGAACGTAACGAGGGACGTTTTGGCCCTCCACCGATTGCGTCCTTTCCCACGCCGTAACCGGGAGATCAATTTTAAAGCTCGTTGCATAATCAGAAGCGTACTTCCAACCGTTACCACCCTGCGCGTTATAAACAATATTATCATTGCCTTGAACAAGCATAAGGAGATCGGGATCAGTCGTGCGCAGAGCTGAATCAAGAACTATAGTTGATAATGCTGAGGGTGATCCGTTTGCCCAAGTAACCGGCTCCTCTTGTGAGGCGTAGGCTCCTGAAATATTGGCTGTAGAATTAGAAAGGAGGTCTGTACGAAGAGCGGCAAGAGTTGTGGATACTTTAAGTGCGGAGCTGTTAGACTGACCGTTATTAGTACCTTCTTGCTCAGTAATTGCATTAAGAGTTCCTGCGTTAGCACTTAAGGTTGTGGTTTCACCCACTTTTGAAGTTTGTAGTTTTAGTTTGTAATCTCTACCATAGTTAACTGATTTAAGATAAATTAGGGCAGAAGGTGCATTAGCAGATGGGTTACGTTCTTCAGACATAGCAACCGTTATTCTTTTGTTAACGATGAACGTAGCATCCGCCACGGAGGTTGCTGTATAATCACTTGCTACGGACTGTCCTAAGTAGCCTGCTGTAGAATCTGTATTGCGGAACTGGGGGTTGGTGTTAGCTGCATAATCTTCATCACTGTAGAACCATTTAATGTTAGCACCATTTGCATCCCAACTAGACTTGTATGACTCATACCGAAGGTTGCCTTCAATATCATAGACTAGAATTACAGGTTGAGACTTCTGTATAATCATCACAGTGAACTGCTCGTCTTCACTTCGTTTGTAGGTGTGTGTGAAGCAGCTATTCAGTTCGGCTTCTGTTAAGGCGATTGTGTTATAATAAGTCAGGTTACCAAGGGTAAGACTTGACGCTGAACTAGGCGTCCAATTGCTTGACGTTTTCATTAACGTCTTTATGAACTGAGTGGGCGGTCGTTTCTTTAAGCCATCAACCACATCAGACAGGCCATTCTCTTGTACTTCCCCTTGCGTTTCCAAACGGAGTGCTGGGGGTTGTTGCGAAATCCCATTGATGAGATTGGGTATGCTTTTAGAAACTAGAGCCATTTGTAATCACCTTACCTATGCTGCGATCAAGGACACTGGCTGTGCCGTAATCATCAAATATGTTATAGTCACCGTTGTCCCCTTCGTGTTCCTTTAGGGAGAATAGTGCTTCTTGTTCGTCGGTTCTGTTCATCTGTGATAAAGTGCTGCTACCCAATACTCTCTCTTGGAATATTCGAGCTGCCTTCACAGACACATAACGTCTTGCCACTTCGGGCATCAATTCAAAAGCTAAGAGAACGACAACATTTAACTTTAGTGTTTTGCCAATGTTATATGTGTGGTTAGCTTTGTCGTACATTTTGTTTCCACGCTGTATGTATTCAGTCGTAGAACTTCTGTATTTAGTTGTAGCCAGATCTGCTCTTATGATCTCTGCTGGTAAAACTATGTCGCCATCAGAGGTGGCAGCCACGCTATAATTAGGTTCGCTGTTAAAGTTCCAACCGTCAGCTTGAACACTTCTTGAAACTTCATTGAGAATGGTTTCAGCAGTCTCAGCTTCTACTAGACCGGAGTTTAATCCGTTGACTGGAGCTTCGCCAATGGTTGAGAGCATGGAGTTAACTGCACCCAGAGTTGTTGTTGGAGTTGTCATATATACCTCAATGAAAAATGAAAAAAAGGGACACCCCGAAGGATGCCCCTAGATAGCTTATGCTACGAGAGCAATTGCTGATTTGTTACGTAGGACGTTGTGGCCCATAGCATACTTAGCAACCATCAAAGTACCTTGACGATCGATCTGATACTCAGACTCAACACCTAGATCCAACAACTTAACAGTCGCTGCTGCGTCTTTAGTAAATACAAGACCCTTAAGGTTAGCGTTGGTAGAACCGGTATAAACGGTAGTCGCTCTACCAGATTCGTTAGCTAGTGGAGAAGTCATGCCTGTTGATGCCGTTGGCAAGTGGTTAGACATATAGATCTTAGCACCACCAATTGACGGAACAGTGCCTGATACAACACCACCAGTACCACCGAAGTCACGGTTAATAGCTCGTGAATCACCAGCCATTAGGGCGTAGTAAGTAACAGGATCAAGTACAACCGACTTCTCACCAGTTACATCGTGCTTGTCGAACTGCATCAAAGAGTTCATAATACCGTCAACGATTTGCGCTGCTGATGGTGCAGTAGAGCCTTCGTCGGGAGTGCTATTCAAGTCAATACGACCAGCTTGACCGTTTACACCGCCAACACCTGAGTTAGTATCGGATAGACCTTCAAAGTCGGCGTTCGCCCACTGACCTTCAATATCACCGGAACCCGCTGTGGCAGTTGCCGCTTTGTAGACTACAGAGAAGATGTTTCTATCGGCAGCGTTAGCTAGGGCGTTACCCAACTCAGAGCTGTAAGTAGAACGAACATCGTAGTGGTTCATAGCTTCATCAATCTTAGGGATGAAAGCTGCTGACACTAAGAGGTCGTCTACAGTTACAACAATTTCTTTTGAAGGAACGCTATCACCAAAGATCTGCGTACCGGCTGCGTGGTAAGCGGCAGTGCTAGTTCCGATTGTTGGGAATGAAGCAGACTTGCCGTTATTGATTGTACGCACTCGGTGAAGAGGCATAGCTACGTTCTTTTCTTCAAAGCTCGTGAGAACTTCTCCGCTGAACTGCTTTAGAAATAAAGAACGTTTGTCCGTACCTGTACCGTTATCTGCGCCTAGACGCGATGTGCCTTGTGTGGCACTTTTTCCTGACCATGACATAATATTTACCTTTTGTTAAATGTTTAAATGAATGTTTAATGTTTGCATTCTTTCAGTCACTTAACACGTAACTCCGTTCTCTGAGATTATCCCCGCAGGGGTCAAAGGTAATTGTAATTTTGTGTTGTTGTACTTTTAGAATTAAAAAAGCCTCCCGAAGGAGGCCAAAGAGACTAGGTGACGTTGCTTCGCTCTAACTTAGAGGAAACCTGTTGGCGGTACGCTGAATCAGTTTTGTATCGGGGATCTCTCATAGCTGCGGTCACTTCTGCCCACGAGCCATAATTACCGCCTGATGAAGAAGCAGATTGTCCACTCACAAGTGTTGGGTCTGATCCTTCTACAGATTGATACTTAGACTTTAATCCATCGACGGCTAACTTAACCATCTCTATGTCTCCAGAGTCTACGGCGCGATCATAGGCTGAGATTTCAGCTTGGCTGAGGTTGTCTCCGGCCCATGTTAGCATTTCCTTATAAGACTCTTCTCCGCCCACGGTTTCGTAGACTGAGTTTTGATAAGAAGTGTTCAAAGACTCTTGCCCTTGAATCCAACTTTTTACCAAATCATTAGAGAACCCGGCATCGGCCAACTTTTGTAAAGCTGCTTCACCTAATTCTCCATGTTCGTTGTATTCGCTTTGCAGTGCGTCGAAATCGACACCTGCTGTTTCTACTGCTTCTCTGACTTCTGAGGCTTCAGGCTGATTGCCTGTATCTTCCGACGTTGGCTCACCTGCTGGCTGCTCTTCAGCCGCTGACTCCTCAGACTGTCCCTGACCCATCTTCTTCTCAAGCTGTGCATATGCTTCTGCCATCTGTGCTGGGTCTTTGAATTTCTCCGGCAACCAATCAGGTCGGTCGGGGTTGTTATTCTGTTCGAGCTGTTCGCCCTTGGCAACCATAGCATCTACGTGCTCTTGTGATTCGCCTTGTTCTTCATATGTATTCATAAATAGTCTCTTTAGTTTTTATTTCTTTTTAGCTGCTTTCTTTTTGACAGGAGCTTTCTTAACTGCTGGTTTTTCCACAACAGGGGTTTCTTCAGGAACGTCGGGGACGTGTTGAAAAAATCCGTACTTATTAATAATACGTTTTAGTTTCATGTTTCACCTTTTATTCTATTATAATAATCAAAATAATCAGCAGCCCGTGTCCTACGTGGTTGCAACAAAGGGTCTTTCTCTTTAAAGTCCCTTAAGTTAGCTTCAGCACCTTCCCAATCATCGTTAGTAACTTGGTTCCAAAAATTATAACTAGTAACCTTCTTAACTCCATGATTAAAAGCTAGATCAGCAATAGGGGTAGCTTTATGTTTTGGTAAACTTTTAAAGCTCTGCCCTGTGGCCTTCATCCATGCCTTGTCCAACTGCGTTAGTGAGTCACGTTTGGCATACTTGTTAATCGCTAATCCTTCTTCATCAGTGATGTTGAGATTTTCAGCAGCTTTCTTAGCGGCTTCACCTCGCAAACCAGCAAAGGCTGTTAGCTTGGCAACGAGTGCATCCGGGAGACCCGACGCTTCAAGCGACTGCTTGCTTCGACTTCCTAAATCAAAACCAGAGGCAACAGTAACACCTGAGTGTCCTATTACATTGCCCTCTTTATCTGTAGGAACATAACCTTTTAACTTATAACCTTCTTGTCCTTTAATCCATTCAAAGTCTACGTTGTTAAAATCTTGATGGGGATTAGGAGCTGAGGCTGGAGCTTCCTTGCTCGATAAATAAGAATTAAGTGTGCTTAAAGTGTCGTCAATAAAGTCGAACATCTTATTCCTCCTCAGCTAACTGAGCGGCACCCTCTTGCCCCATATCACCAGCAGCTTTCATAGCGTTAGGTACGGCGGCTTGAGCCATTTGCATCATCTGTTGTTGTTGCATCATCTCTTGTTGCTGTTGAGCTTCTTGTTGCTTTTGCTCGTCAGTCTTAACAAGACCTTGAGTGTCAATACCAAGAGAAGCACCAACGCGAGCGAGGTAATCACTAATGTTGAGTTCACTTTGAATAACTTCTGGCCCCAACGGCTGCAACATTTGTAAGAATGAAGAGAGCTTGTTGAGATCTTGACCACGGCCTAATGCTTCTAAGCCGGTGACGATTTGAGGTTTTAAAGTATCTTTAGGGAATTTTGGCATTTTACCTTCCTTCTGCATTTTACCGAGAAGGAGGTTGACGAGTGGAAGCTGGAACTCTTGGGATAGGACGGAATAAATTCCGCCAAGAGCAGTTTCTAACTCTTGCGCCATGAAGCGTACTTCTTCTGCTGTAACTCGTTCAGCATTCCGTTGGACGGAGCTGTTGAGTAAGAAGGCATAAGACATACGTTCAGTGATGGTGTTCATTGTTTCTTGTGCAACTCTAAAGTCGTTAAACTTATTAGCTTGCAGCGTCGTCACGTCGTTCGCATCACCAGAGATGATACCACCGTTAGGTGAGTCTGCAATGTTACGAATCTTTGTTGTACCGTTAGGTCGTACCATGAAGAGAAGCTTCGCACTAGCGGCGCTGCCTTCGACAATAGCTCTTGTTAAAGCCTCAAGTGACTTAAGATCACCTGCGTATTCTTCAACAAAACCTCTACCGTAGTCCTCACCATCTACTGCTATAAAGCGTAGGGCCAGCCAAGGTAGTTTGTCTTCAGCGTAAGAACCTTCAGAGCCGGGTATAGGAATACTCTTAACTTCTTGGTGTACTTCAAACTTCTTACCGACACGTCGGATGCAAGTATAAAGATCGCATTCTTTTTTGTTAGTGTCTGCTTGATAATCAGGGTTCTCTAATAGAGCTTGCTGAACCTCTGGGGGAAGGGCATCATAAGCAATTGTTTCTTTCACAATTACCTTAAGCATATTACCCATGGTGTCACGTTGGACAACGTAACGATCAAGTCTAAATACTTTCATACCTTCTTTAGGAGGCATATATACTAAAGCATTGCCAGCCGTGATTAGCTGTTTTAAAGCTTCAAACGTAGGCACTCGAATAGCTTTGGATTCCACTATCTGTGTTGCGCTTCTCTCAATACGAGCTAGAGCCTCTTCTGCCTTTCCTCTAGCATCACCCCCTAATTCCACTAAGTCGAAATCATCAATCGTCAGGCGGAAAAAGGGAGTATTCGGAGGGAGGAGTGTAACCAGTAGTTTAGAAGCGAGGTTGTTAACGCCTCTAGCGCCTACTGATTGGAAGGGGGTGTTGAACTGAGTAGAACCTGTATGACCTTCAGGAGGCATAAGGGTTGGTATAGTTAACTCAGCGCAAGCTCTTGCTCGATGAAGGAAGGCATCACGATCTGAAGTCATAGCTTCATAAGTCTTGGCTATAGATTGATCGTGCATATTGCTCATCCTTTAATATTTAATCTTTAGTTTATCGTTTGGTTTAGGCTGATTAGCATTTTTATCTTTATGATTCTTGTCTTCAATCATTTCACCAGCCGGGCCTAATAAACCTTTTTTAGCTAATGTTGTGCGAACTTTTGTGTTACCACTAAGTCCACCTGATAAAGCATTACACATAATTAAGCCCCTATCTTGAGGCCAGAGGTAGATGTCCCGGCAACCTGAGCGCCGGTCTTAGCACGACCAAGTTGTCCTTTAGCGCCTTGCTTCTTTTTCTTTAGGGAAGTAGCCGTTGAATCAACAGCGTTGCCTAGTTCAGAAGGAGCGGCTTCGGGTGGGGGTGGTGGTGCAATGGTAGGCTTAGGTGGTGGTGGTTTGGGGGCTGACATACACATAATTAAATCTCATCTGGTTGGTCATCCTCCAGCATTTGTTCGAGCTTGGCGATGACGGTTTGTTGTCCTTGGAGGAAGTTAACCTCCAAAGCTAATTCGTTGGTTGTTAAACCCTTTGGAGACGGTAGTACGTCTGGGAATAACTTCTTTAAGTAGTTTATAAGGTGTGGTGATACTATAATATGATTCATTTGTACTCTCTATAGGGGAACCTTTGGAAAATGGAGCCAGACATTAGCGATGATATGGAGGCAGGTGACCACCTCCAGTATCGTTACCGCTTTGTTAAATCTCACACTGACCTGCGACGCAAGCCAATTCCTGAGTTCCTGTTGTTGTGTCGTGTTTCTCAAAATCACCTAAGCGATCCCAATCAATTTCAGAAGGCAGCTCTAGTGACAGAGCTTTGTATTGCGCTTCCGTGATAGCTTCGTAAGGTGCTTGTTGATAGACGTGATCGGTACGGGGTAGGAAGCTGATGCCGGAACAGGAATCTAAACGATCCCATAACCACTGCCCTGCTGCCAAGAACTCATCGTCTGAGTAGTAGATGGTTACACTAGGTTTATGTTCACACCAATGGTTCTGGTAAATTTCCCATAAATCTAACTGTGTCTTTACATTTAAATCATCAACACTAATGGCTCCTTCAGGTGCTTTCATAGGGAAACTGAATACATAGTTATCCTCATTCATCACATCTTTCTCCCAAGGGATCCCCTCAGCTTTCAAGAACTCACTAATAGGATCTTTGCCATCACTACGTACTCGTCTAATGTAATACGGAGAGAAGCGTGCGTGAATGCCAGAGGCGCTATCGACCAACTGAGAAACAGTACCGCTTGGTTTTACGGCGGTAACAGCCGTGGATTGGTTAATTCCTAACAGGGCGGCATACTCTTTGTTAGCATCTACTGCAACCTGCTTAAGATTCTCAAGTAACTTACCTAAGTCTTCAGTGCTATACTCTTTACCCGATAGGATTGTGTTATCCATGATCCCGGTCATGCTCACACCAAGCAGACATTCTTCCTTAGTGTTCTTCGTCCAGATGCTTCGCACGTAGCGGAAGTCTGTCAGAGATGACTGAAGCGTCCCTAAGATAGCAGCCAATTCAATTTTTCGTTTTAATTTTTGGGGTGTATCCGTAGCCCTAACAACGACTTCCGATAAATTACAAACCTGAGCCGAGCGTAGGATAATCTCAGAGCAAGGGTTCGTACCAAAATCGTGGTCGATGTCACGTCGTCCATTCTTTGCTGCTTGTTTCTTTGCAGCAGTCCGGGAGAAGATACCACGCTCACCCGCCTTTGACTTGTACATTGCTATCCATTCTTCGAGGAATGTTTCATAATCCGGCTTCTCATTATAGACGGCGCTATTGTTTGCGAGAGCACGCTGGGTGTCTGACTCCCACCAATTCCCAGATTTTGCATGACGCATACGATCGTCAGACAGATTAGAAAGGGAAATAAGAGCAGAGCGACGCACGCCCCCAACAACCACAATTTCAGCAATTTTACAAACAATGTCATGGCATTCTAAACTGGTGAGCTTGCGTCCAGCAGACCTCTTAAAAGTAGCAACGGTAAAATTAAACAAGGCAACAAGAGGGTCAGATCCACTAGATCGCCCGCCAAAGGTTTTGAGACGTTCGCCCTTTGCACGTAGTTTACTAACGTCCCACGAAGGAACCTGACCCGAATATAGAAGAGAGACCAGCTCACGGAAAGCTTTAGCCCAGCCAATTTTACTGTCTTGTACATGGATTGTAGTTTCTGTTTCATGAAATTCCTCGGCGATGGTTGGTAGTTTGTTTACTGATTGACGTTCGACTGAGAAGCCTACGCCTGTGCCACACATTAGTACGTATAAGATTTCATCAAAGACCCGTTGGTTATCTACAGCAACATACGAGCAGTTGAAGCCTGCCATGTTGTCACGATCAAGTGCCTCGCCTGCCGTCATTAAGCAACGCATACTAGGCATAACTTCTAGGTCGTGGATTGCGTGGTATAGTTCGTTGGCTAGTTGAGGTTCTAGCTGATCACGCTTAATCCAAAAATCTATGTACCGGGAAACTGTTTCCTTCCACGTCTCACGTCGGTTGTCCTCTTCGCGCCAGCGAGCGTAGCGTGACTTGTGTATGTACTGCTGATATGAATCCATTATCTATTATCCCCTGAACCTTGTAAGGTGTTTCTAATTTTTCGTTTATATAATTTGTTTAAGTTTTGGTAAGCAAGGTCGCCCAAGCTTAGCCCGGCACGATCTGTCAAGACAGCCAAGTACCAAAAGACATCGCCCAGCTCTGCGGCTAAGGCTTCTTTGTAACCGGGCTGCTCGCCGTCCCTAATTTTTTTCTTAACTTTTCCTGCTACCTCACCAGCTTCTGAGCATAAACCCATTGCAAGATATTCTTCAGCTTTGTCTTCAGGGAAGATTGCCGTGTCGTTGCATTTCTCCTGATACCAATCAAAGCCTTCAAACATTGAGATCATCTCTTCTGAGTATGGGTCTGTCATGCTACCTCCTCCGTTAGTCGTGCTAAGTACCACTGTGCTTTCTTTAAGTCCTCTACAGGCTTACCCTTGTAGTCGTAGCGCCAGAGGTACTTCATTGCGTTACCCTTAAGGTAGCCCTTGAACTCTGTGTCAGACATACTAGCCTTAATAGCTTCGATACATTCTACAGAACCTGTGTTGTAATGGACAGGGCGCTCCACCGGGTCATCAACCCACTCGTCATTTGCCAGCTCCATCTTCTCCTGCTCCGCTGCTCTGGCATACTTCACTCGCAAAGCATCCCACTGTTCTGGCGTAACATCGTTAAGGCTTTTCTTAACCTCTCCTTTTAGACCGTCCATAATTTTACCTCTTTTGTTTTAAAGTTATATTCACCATCACGTAAGATACGTGCTAGTCGTGCATTCTCGATGGCGACTTCTTCGCCTAGTCCTTTTGACTCAAACGCCTCAACAACTGTTTGCCATGTTGCGCCTTTGTCTAATAATAATTTATCTGCTGTCTTTGCACCTACCGACGGACAACCTTTGTAGTTATCTACGGAGTCGCCGACGAGTGTTTGGTACAGGAAGTTGTAGTCAGCTTCTTCCTCATCTACCTCAACAATCTTACCCTCGATCAGGTGGTACGCTGGCACAGTAAGCAAGTCTTTATCTATTGACCAGATCACTGTGTTCTTATCCGCACTACCAAGGACACCGAGTAGGTCATCTGCTTCTAGCTTGTCCTCAACTCTGCCGTTGTAATTATCTGCTAAATATTTTTTAGCAAAATTTAAGAGCATCGGCTTGCGTGTACCTTTTCGGTTAGCTTTATAGTAGGGAGCTACGTCCTTACGATATAGGTTGTCACCAGAGAGGCAGGTAATAACTGCATCACAACCTGACTGTTCAATAATGTCGTGCATGAAAACAGCCATATGTGCGATGACTTCAGTTTCAAAAGCGTGGAGTGACCAGAAGCCGTCGCCCCAATTAATTGGAGTCTCTGCAACGACAGCAGCTTTGTATGCTACGATGTCGCCGTCTACTAATAGTGTTCTATTCTTCATCGTCTAGCTCCTCCTGTAATATTTTACTGATCATTATTCCGCTCTTTGCTAATCTGTATTCAATGATAATCTCACCTAACCATTTGATACCAAGGGCAACACTGACAAAAGCGAAACTACCGATACATAAAATACTTAACCAATTAATTTCCATTAGAATTTCCTGTGTTTAACGCACCGAAGCTTCCGCTTAATGGGGTCAAATTCTAAGAACTGAACCCCTAGTGCTTTTTGTTTTGGTGTCCGTGATGGCATATGCGTGTTCTTACCTTTCGTCTTCACATCAAAAAGGTAAACCTCGCCGTCTTTGATACCGATCACGTCGATTGCCCCTGTTGCTCCAGCGTTATAGAAAACCTCAAAGCCTTCATCCCACAACCATGTAATAGCGTAGAGTTCTGCAAGGTCACCTATGCGACTAGGATCAGTGAGTGTCCGCCCAACTGCGTCCGATGTCGAACTCCGAGTCGAGAGGACATTTGAATCCATACTTCCTTTCTGTGGCTTTAATTGCTTCTTTAGTGATTGCACCTATTGCATCCTCCAGACCTTCTTTGACTATAATTTGTACTTCATCGTGAACAAACGCCACTATCGAAACTTCTTCGGTAGTGTAGCCTTTAGCTCTTATCATATTCTCAACCTCAACGTACCATCGTTTACAGATGATCGCTCCGGCTGATTGAAGTAGTGTGTTTAGTGCGGCGTGGGCATGGCGAATAGGTATCAACCTACCATCAAGTCCTTTAATAAACTTCTCACCTGTTTGCATCTCAAGGCGAGTGTTTAACGCTTCCGTAAGTTTCTTAAGCGCCGGGGTCTTTGCCAAGAATCTCTTCTTAATCTGTCCACCTTCTTTTGCGCCTTTGCCAATGATCTCTCCGATCTTGCCATTTCCCGCACCATATAAGAATCCGTAAATAAAAGTCTTTGCTTGAGGACGTGTTGCAAGTCCTGCGGCCAACTGATTAGCTGTGTGTATGTCTCCTTCAAGAATTTCTCGTCCATACTTTCCTCCGTCAAATCGTGACATATAATGTGCAAGGCATCGAAGCTCTAAACCACTAGCGTCGGCACCCAATAAGGCAAAGCCCTCCGGTGCGTAGAATAATGAGCGGCACTCCTTCCCAAAGGCGGCACCTCCAGATGGTACTTGAGCGACGTTAGGGTTGCTGTGGGTACAACGAGAAGTAACAGCACCCATATGATTAACCCGTCCGTGTATACGCCCATCTTTTTGCAACTTGAGCCAAGCTTGCTTTCCATTTCCTAATTGTCCTAATCGTTTGTTCAACATCAGGAACTCGGTTAACAGTTTCGCTTCAGGCAGTTGAATATTTGCGAGAATCTTTTCGTCAACCTTCGGCTCACCTGATGGTGTATGCTCTTCGGGTTTCCATCCCATCTTCATAAGCCTGTCGGCTATCTGTTGTCGGGACGCTGGGTTAAAAGGTATTACTTTTGTTTTTGTCTTAAGCTCAACAATCGTTGGCTCCATGGTATCGACTAACTCTTGCTCGATCTCTTGCTTCCGGGCAGCGAGTGTTGTGTATAAACGCTGCGCTGACTCGACATCAAAAGGAAACCCTACCTGCTCCTGTTGTAGCAGCATCCTGTTCATGTCGTGTTCAAGATCCATAGGTTCTTTCGGATAATTTTTAGACTGAATTAATTTATATAACTTAACGTTAAGGGCAACGTCTTGAATACAATATGTAAGCATTTCTTCAGAGAACACGTCCCAAGCATCTTCTGCTTCACCGTAGTCACCTTTGTTGTCACCGAGGCGTTGTCCCCATGCCTTAAGGGAGTGAGAACCAATCATTCTATTCTCAACTGTACGCTTCATCATATCCTTTTCTTTAAGATGGGGCCAGACCAAGCGGGATGCAACAAGCGTATCAAACACAACACCGTGATAGTCATAATCGAATAGCTTCTTTAAGACAGGTAAGTCAAATGCCTGTACGTTGTGACCGCCTATTACACCAGCCTCATCGAGGGCAGCTAGACCTAAGCGCACTTCCTTGTGGCCTATGTATGAAGTAACTATACCAGTCGCTATGTTGTTGGTCACCATACAGTGAACCTTAGTACAGTCGTCTAGTAAGTTGTCCGTTTCAATATCGAATATTAACATTTAATAATTACCTCCAACTGTGTTTCTACCCAGACCGTAGCGCCGCAGGGTAATGGCTTATCAGGATTGCTTACAAGCCTCGCGACCTCCACACCTGCTGCTGTTTGGATAGAAGCAGCGTGGCACTTACGATTCTTTTTGTAATCCTTAACCGTCAATGGTGGCAGTTGAACATCATCCGGGTACTTCTTGTTGTGTTTAACGTGGTGTTGATTAACGTGTATTCTAGTCTTCATAATATCCTCTCGTCGGAGTGATTAATTTAGTCGTCTTCAAGTACAGCCATCACGCCCTTCTCAGGCAAGATGTAAAACTCTTCTCCTTTGTCTTCAAACTTTTCCATGTTGGTGAACTGACTAAACAAAACCTTATCACCAACCTTGACATTGATTGGAACAAGCTTGCCGTTAGCCATCCGGGAACCTTCGCCAACAGCTAGTATGACACCGGTTTTAATTCTATCTAAAGCACCAGCCGATAAGATAATACCGCCTGATGATTCTTTCTCTTGTTCTGCTAATTGAATAAGGACTCTATCGCCCACTGGTTGAATCATTTTTTTCTCCTAAAAAGGTATGTCGTCTACGGCGTGCTCTGCTGCAACCATACGACCTGTTGTGTTTGAGTAGCTAAGCTGGCCTGCTACACCTGTATCACCTGACCATCTGTTCTTAAGAACCCTGACGGTTGTGATGTTACTATTCTCTTCGTCTTGCTGGTTACGTTCTAAGCCAATTACAATGTCACTTAACTGTGCGATTGCAGCCGAACCTCGAAGCTGCGAGAGGGACGTTACCTGCCCTTCTTCGTGGCCCTTGTCACCGGCTGGTCGTCTTAAGTGTGACACGACAATCATACCAATGTTAAGCTCTTCTGCGAGTGAGCGTAAGTTAGTCATCATGTTATCAATGATACGTCTCTCGTCACCGCCTTCTATACCGGATACAACAATACTGATGTGATCTAATATGATATACTGGCATCCGCACCCTCGTGCTAGATACCTGATCTTCGCTAGTAAATTGTCTGATTCAGTAGAACCCCAGTGATCATAAATGAACACTCTACCTGTGCCTAGTGTTGCGTCAAATGCTTCACGTAGTTCCTCTGTAGGGACAGTCTCAAGATGTACTGGTTTATTTAAGTGTAAGGACATCAAGCCTTGCGCTGTGCGTTTACTGGATTCCTCCAACGCAACATAGCCTATGGTAGCGCCTTCGTTCAAGAAGTGATATGCAAACTCACGAGTGAGCTGGCTCTTACCTAAACCTGATCCTGCTGTTACTGTAACGATCTCACCTAAGCGACAACCGCCAATCTTCTTATTAAGATCTTCGTAAGGGTAAGGGATGGTGCTTACATCTTTCTCTGTTGATACCTCTTCCCATAACTCGTCACCGTTAATGATACCGTCCGGGGAATATTCTTTTGCATCCCAGAAGGCATTGATTAGCTCTGCGTGTCTCCGAGCTTGAAGCATCTCTGAAGCATCCTTCAAAGGGAGTTTAGCAATCTTAGCTTTGCGGGGTGATAGTAAAGCTGCACATTCTTTAGCAGCAGCCTGTCCGGGTTCGTCGTTGTCAAACATGAAGACAACCTTGTCAAACTTTTCTAACCACTCAATAGCTTTTGTAATTTCTTTCTTAGCTCCTGCGGCACCAGTGTTAACTGACACGACAGGCCATTTGTGTTCAAACGCTTGGGACATCGAGAGAGCATCTAGCTCACCCTCAACAACTGTGACGTTGTTACCACCGTCGCGCCATAACCACTGACCATAGAGACCAGCTTCTTTCAAACTACCTGTAACGAAAAACTCTTTGTTACCTGTTCTAACTTTTTGTGCCACCGTAACACCATCAGGTGTCTTGTGATTTGCAATCTGAACTTTAGCATCGCCGTGGTTGCCCACAGTGTAGTCCCAGAACTGCGTAGTCTTTTCTGTAAGGCATCTTTTAACTAACGGTTCGTGCGTGCCTTGCATTAAACCATTCATAATCGTTTTCTTTGGTGGCATACTGACCTCCTCTTGGGATTGTCCTAAATATTTACAATTAAAGCAGTAAGTGTGGCCGTCGTCATACAAACTATTTGCATCGGATGAACCACACTTCCCACAAGGAGTGTGCATAATGAATTCACTCTCCGGTATATCCATCAGGATATATGAGCCTCTAAGTCTGAAAAGCCTGCACCCTTAACAGCGTCCGTAAACGCTTCTTGAATGTCGGCTATAGTTAGCTGACGACCACGTTTTGAAATAGTAACGCAGTTGCCACCTTCGTCTGAAGTGTTGTCTAAAATCTGTACTTCTATTCTAAAGCTATCTGAACCAGTCATCTGGAATAATCTCCTCTGCCCATATAAAGTTGTACTTGCTTGCCCACTCACCACACGTCATCTTGGAACCATCTTTTCTTTTCTTGGCTCCCTGAAGTGTACTGTTGGCTCGTTGAAATAAAAATCTAATGTCTAACTCAGGGTGTTGCTCTTTCATGCTGCGCATCTTACGCTGTGCGTCCTGTCGAAAATAACCTTTTACTTCGACATATATATCCCCGATTTTTAAGTCAGGGATATAGTTGCGGGTCACAGTGTAGGGTAACTTACAAGGTTCATACTCGTAAGGGATTCCCCGTGCGTTTAAGTTGAGTTGAACACGTTCTTCTAAGGTAGACCTAGAAGTCAGCGCCATCGGCAGCCTCCTCGTTAAAAGGCGCTTCATTAACCTCAGCGACTGACGGAGATACGTAACCATCTTCTTCATCGAAGACACTCGTAGCTTTGGAACCGTACTCAATGAGATCAATAACCTGTACTGCCTTAAGCCTTAGCGACACACCTACCTTCTTGGTAGACGCCATGACATACGTGATAGGTTCAAAGGCTACCTTTACCCGGGAGCCGTTACCAATCAGCATATCTTTAGGCAGAGGCTTCTTAGACGCATCTACTACTGCTGGCTCTTGATCGTAGTACGTGCCGTCACGCTTCTGTACCTTAGCTTTTAGTTTAAACTTAAATTCAATGTTGCCGGTGTCGTCGCCAGTGTCTCGATCAAATACGACGTTACTGACATCAGCGGTGGTCAGCGTGTTCTTAAGAGCAGGTTTTTCTTTCACTGCCTCAGCGAACTTTGCTTGGACTAATTGTTCTAGTCGCTCACACATCGGAGCAGCTTCGGCGGCAGTCATTTGAAGATTAATACTAAAGTCACCTAAAGGGTTAAACTTTGTATCAGGCTCAAATACTTTAGCCCATTGTGCTGATCCTTCTAATACCATAATGTTGTTAGCCATGTTGTTTCCTTATTAAATATAGTTAATGTAACTTTGGGGTTTGCTATAGGGGAACCTTTGGTTAAGCGAAGAAGTAATCACTTTCCAAAACCTTCCTAATATCTAACGTACCCTTTAGTGGTGGGGGTGGAACCTCTGTTCCAACCGGTAGCGATGTTACTGCGTAATCGTAGAGATCTTGCAGCACATCATTTTCTTCGTACATCTCAACAAATGCTTCGCGTAGTTTGTCATTAAGCAGCGGCATATTTGGTGAGTGTGTGCCATAGCTGTCGTGAACCATAGCAAAGTCTGTAACTCCTTCTTTTAAACATTTATCGACGGTGAAAGTTAATGCAGCGGCGTCCAGTGAGTGCGTAAGGTTTGGACTGCTGCCTGAAACACTCTTGCGTTTGTCTATTGAATCGTCAACTGGTTGCGAGTAGTTGAGCTTAACAATAGATCCGCTTAGGTGTGTCTTGATTCGTTTCTTTGTTGTGTTGCTGTATGCCTGCCTTACTAGCAGACCTGTCGGCGTTACCCATTCAAACGGCTTGTCCACCGCACAGTATAGTTTAGCAATGCTCTTGATGTAGTCCATTACTGTATGTGCTGAGATAATAACTTCGTTGATGGCTTGCCATACAAACCCAGCTAGATAATTAGCAGGCTGAAAGAAGTCATCGTTCCACGGGTTCCTACCTTTGCATTTTTCTGCAAGAGCTTCGAGGATGTAATCCCGGCAGCTATGTCGTGTACCTGAGTAAGGGACAATCATAACAGGTCGCTTACATATCTTACGACAAACACCGACTAGTAAGATCTGATTGCCTAGCTCTGTGTTCGCCTCCATCAGAAGCTCTGTCGTCCTGTTTGCGACGTCCTTATATATATCTTGAGGGTAAGGGTTAGGTGTTAAGTTAACAGCCTTACCGCCCTCCTTATCACGCAGCATGGCTGACAGATGTTGTAATCCGTTGCAGCTCCCGTCACTAGCGCAGGGTAAACGTGTATAGAAAGTCTCACCTGCCGTTTTGTGTAGCGCATATTCAGCCCACTCTGCACACCATGCTAAAGCCTGCCAAGGTTTGTCAGCTTCTTGCCACCATTTGTTGCTCAGTGGGTCAGTGTAAACGTCGATGGCATTCTGTACGTTCATATAAGCCCACATCTCACGATCTTCGAGACTAACTTTATCGACACCGAATACATTAGCACCGTGAATTGCCAGCCAGCGTGCTTCAACATCGTTCGTGATAGCTACATCATTAGAAAACTCTAAGAGTGCCTTGCTATAATCTGCATTTTGTGGTGAAAGGAAGGACTCAACCGGGTATTTGCGGCCCCTAAAGTCTAACTGCCAGACATACCACATCTTTTCCATCTCAGAATACTCTTCAGCTAGTTGAATAGTGCGCTCAACTTGTATCCTACGGGACATACTTTTGTTATTGAAGGTGTGAATCTTGTTACGATGAGACTTGAACAGCTTAAACTTAAGTGTTTCTTCTTCAGAAAGATATTTAGGCTCCTTACTAAACGGATATTTTGGGAGCGGGACGTTATCTCGTGGTGGTAAACCCTCCCATTCGTAACCACTGTCCCAACAAGAGCGTAATGTTGTTACGACAAAGTGGTTAATACGCCATGGAGTCTTCTGTAAGGCGTTAACGCACCTGTATTCAAGTGCTAGGTCTTTAGATTGTAAAGCTTCTACGTAGTCTTTAGCGGCTTGTCTCATGCGTGTATCCTCACAAAGGGTAATTTGTTAATGTGTTGCGAGTGATAGCCACCGCCCCAGAAGTCTTCCCAATCTCTCGGCTCAATAATACAAGGACAATATCTTGGCATTGCTATTGAGTTTGTATCGTTGAATGCCTCAATCCATATAACTGTTTCTTTAGTTGGTTGAACGTGCCAGATAGTTTTGTTTTTCTGTATTCTTTTCTCCAGCTTGATGATCCCGGTGTGCTCAATAATCAGATCAATAAGCTTCACGCCTACCTGAATGCGCTGTTCGTTTGTCCAATGTACAATCTCGTGTCCGTCGCTCTTAATCTTGTGGTCGAGGCCGTACCGTTTGTGATCGAAACCTTTGTCCGACTTCTTCTCTGCCTCCTTAATCATGTTCTTAGCTACTCCATCATCGAGGTGTAACCAATCGTCTAACCTTTTCTGCGTCTCAACCTGAATGCCTACCGACCGGGCAACCTTAAGGAGCGTTGAAGCCGTCGCTAAGTTATCAATGACACACACCAGAGCTAAGTAAGCTACCTGCCCGGCATCCATGCTCTTTGTTAAGTTCCTGCATATATTCCTGGGGGTTGTTTTGCTGTCGTATAGTTTCTGTATCTGTGTCTCAAGTGGCTCGACAATGCCCTTGATGATAGTACGTCCGTGCTTAGTCTTAGATCCTAAATTCTTCTCCATTAAATCGGAATGCTGTTTGCTGTACCTCTCGATACCGGACTGTACCATTTGATGTTCCAACTCGATCTGTTCGTCCAGCGTTGCCATTATAATTCCTCTGTGTAGGACACCATATTAGGTGTTGGTGGCTTTACTCATTACTAACTACGTTAGTGGAGCAAAGGACTTTATCTTTTATGTGCTGTTTGCCTAAGTTAATTAAAAAGTTACTACGGATACGGAGAAAGGATGCAACGTCTTTTAAGTCCTTTGTGTCTACCATTCCACCACGAGGCCATTCCCACAATTCAGCCGTTTTATAGGCATTGAAGTTTTGAGAACAGTCTCGTTTAGGACACCAAAAGACACCAAAAGACACCAGATTATTCCTCCAAAAGGTCAACGCCATCAACCAAATTGTTAGCGTCTAATTTAGCATATTTAAGTGTAGTTGCAATAGTCGAGTGACCCAACCATTTCTGTACACGCTCAATAGGTAAGCCTTTGTGGATTAGCCGGGTAGCACAGGTATGTCTCCAAGTGTGCCAGCATTTATCCATCAGACCTAGCTCCTGTCGCACTGAGTCCCACGCCTTGCGGTATTGGTAATCATGGACATTAGTATCGAAGTCACGTGTTCGCACTATTGCCTCTGCACGCTTGGTTAAGGGTACGACTAAAGGCGTGCCATTCTTACGGACACTAACTCTAAGGCCATACACCGGACTGCCATCCTTCCTAATGGATTTAAGCTTCTGAAGCTGCTTGTCATACTTAAGAATCTCAGAGGCTCTTAGGCCAGTATCTACGGCTACGACGGCGTAGTCATGGAGGTAGTCCTGCTTAAGCTCTTTGAGTCGTGATAGGATAGCCTTCTCTTCAGCCTCAGTATACCAAGTGAGTCTCTCTGTACCCACTTCACTCTGGGTTTCTATTAGAGGGACTTTGGTAATGTGTTCGTTGTGATACGCCCACTTCAAAGTCTTACGTATAATAGCTAGGTGCCTATTAATGGTGCCATTCTTTTTGGTCTCCTTCATATGCTCTACCCAGTCCTCAATAGCTGATGTAGATATACGATTAAGCGCTATCTCTTTGCCCCAATACTCACGCACGGCTCGCATCAGGTTTATTACTGCTGGTTCGTTCTTAGATCCACTCCAGTATTTGTTATAGGTTTTGTCCATAGCAAAGTCTAATGTACAGCTAGACACAACACCCGTTGATTGATTGATCTCAACCTTATAAGGATTTTGACCAAGAGATATAGCGTGCCTCCATTTAGCTTCCAGTAGTTTGCCATCAGCTTCAGTGCTCACGGTCTGCCTATACTTCTTACCCTCTACGGTAAGATATACCTGCCAACCAGCTCGCCAAGGTTTCACACTCATATCAACACCCCCGCTATAGATGAATATATGATACCGGTGGTATAACACAGTGCCATAAAAGCAGCGCCTTCAATAACTAATAACGTCATAGTCTAATCCTCCTCATTAATGATCGGCCCGTTTTAGTGACCTCGATGAACTTCTCTATTCGTCTCTCTGGGTTTTCATATAGTGCAACAAGATTGTGATCTACTAACCACCTCATATTACGACTAGCGCTGGCGCTGGATGTATCCATAAGCTCGCCAATGTCCATAACTCTCATGTCTTTTCCTTCGACATCAACGTGTTGAGCTATAAGCAAAAAGCAATAAACGGTTTGAACACCAACCCACTCGTCATATTTCCTAAACTCTTCAATTATCCTTAGTTGTTTTTTTAAGTCTCGACCAGACAATGCAACCCCCTAACCAACTGATAAATATATCAGCCTTCTTAATACAAACTCTGGGGATT